GACGGTGTCGCTATAGCCACAGCCGTTGTCGCTACGGTGGTACTGGTCTGGACAGGGAAGAAGGCCTGATCTTGTTGTTCGCGAGCGCGAAGGAGTTCGGAAAGGCGACTCTCATTCTCGGTATGAAGCTCTTGGTTAGAGGGGTGATTGGGCTCAAACTTGTGTTTGTCAAAGCGTCGGATGCCGCATACAAACCGATTTCCGCAACTCATCTACCCTCCCAACACGATTTAAAATTTGATTACGATTACACATGTAGCGCGAACCGAGCAGATGAACAACGCACAGGCTTATCTGAAAGAGGTATTTGGCGTGGATCCAGTGGACGAACGACCGACGGGTATTTATGGCATTCTTCACACCGATGATCATCACGACTTTACGATCGTCGATGATCTGGGGAATCCCATCCACCAGTTTTCAGGAGCGAAGTTGGCAAACAAGTGTCTACCAGGCGATCACGTCCATTGGAATGCAGAGACAGGATCATGTGTCCTTGATCTCCGTGCTGGCCATCCACCTATTGTTGGCACGTTGGCTATTACGTCCAAGACACGGTATGGACTTACCTCAAAGGGTGTACCTATCTATCTGTTTGTTCCTTATGATAAATCCTATCCAAACTTTATTGTAGGTTGTTCTACGAAGGACCTATCGCGAAACCTGATTGGTATCGCGAAGTTTGACGACTGGAAAGACAACTCCACTTTTCCGCGAGGTATTCTTCAAGAAACACTGGGTCCTGCAGGAGACTACGAAGCGGAGTCACAGGCCTTGATTTGGCAAGCAAGCCCCTTGAAGTGGCCCAAGGGCCCCTATGAAATTCAGTCACGAGAAACACCTGTGCGTCACGTGCTTGATGGATTCACCTGTAACATTGATCCAGAGGGATGCAGGGACATTGACGATGTGTTTACGTTTAAGAAGGTCAACGATACTACCTGGAAGATTGCTATCTCTATCAGTGATGTTGCCACCTATGTAGAAAATGGAAGTGTAGAGGACATTCTCGCCTCGGTAATCGGTCAGACACTGTATGACGCAAATGGTACTGTTCTTCGTCCTATGTTACCTGTGGAGTATTCTGAAAAGACGTGCTCTCTCCAGCCAGACAAAGAATCGTATGGCATTTCGCTGTGTTTTGCATGGGACGGTCAACGAATCACGAATTTAGAATGGGTGGAATCCGTGTTTACGAATCAGCAATCTTTCACCTATGAAGCATTTCAGGTTTGGAAATCGGAATATCGCGATGTTCTTGCCGCGGTCGCCTCCCATCTTGCCTCCCATTCACGGGAGCCTATTACGGACTCCCATTCATGGGTGGAACAGATGATGATCTTCTATAACAAGGAGGCAGGCAAACTACTAAAAGAGGCAAAGATGGGCATTCTACGACGCCATTCCGCGCCTGAATGGGACCGTCTGGAAAAGTATCAGAAGCATGCCTCACTTGCTCCAGGACTAACAAACTTGGCCTTTTCCTCGGCCGAGTACTGCTTGGGGGAAGAGACAGATACACGACATTATGGTTTGGAATCCGAACACTACGCACATGCGTCAAGTCCCATTCGTCGCTACGCCGACCTCGTAAATCAACGGGTGCTGAAGCTCCGCATTCGCGGATCCAAGGAAATGTTTATTGTGCCGCAAGCAATGGTGGAGATGAACAAGCGAACGCGGGCCATCAAACGGTTTGCGAGAGACATGGACTTCTTGCGGGCAATTCAGGAAGACAGCCCGACCTGTCAGGGTATTATCGTGGATCGTATTCCTATGGGGGATACCGAATACAAAATACGTATCTATATTCCACAGTGGCGACGTATTGTTTCCACGACATATAAAAAGGTATCGGATCACATTGTCTTAACTCGTGATGAGAAGGAGGAGATAGATATTACCGAGTTCCGCGAAGTTACTGTGAAGTATGCCTTCCACACGAACCTCACAAACTGGAAGGATCGTATTATCATCAATATTCAATAAGGGCTTAAACTTGGTTCGCCTTGATTCGGTAATATCGGATGGAGTACCTTACCAATGCATTCCGTTACCTCCTTGGGGTTCAAGATAAAAAACAGGTTCATGGGTATATTCTCACGGAAGACACGGAGCGACATCGTTCGCTACTGATGGTACAAGAGGGTGAAAAATACTGGGTCACGAAGTGGTTTGATCACGCCGAGTACGAGATTGTACCCTTGGTATGTTCTTCTACTCCTTGGACGGGGCCCTAACTCTCTATAGCAACAGGGGTACAACACTATTTTTGATAGAAAGCATGGCTTGCTATCAAAAAATTGACAACCATGTAGGTCTGGGTTTAAAGACATAGTAAAATTTGAAGAGAACTTAGACAACAGTTTCTGTAGACAAGACAGAATGCCGCACGGATTTAACAAGCATACTTCGGACATTGAGTCCATCGTTGGCGTTCAGTTCAGTATCTTCTCGCCTGAGGAGATTGAACGGAGCTCGGTGGTGGAGATCACCTCGCATATCACGCACGAGGGCAATGAGCCGAAGATTGGTGGCTTGTTTGACCCTCGTATGGGTGTGCTGGATAATGGTAAAGTATGTCGTACGTGTGGCCAAACGAATCACGGTTGTCCCGGTCACTTTGGTCATTACCGTCTGACTCGTCCCGTTTATTATATTCAATTCATGACGGACATCATTAACGTGCTCAAGTGCATCTGTGTCCGTTGCTCTAAACTTCTCATTGACAAAGAACTCCATAAGGACGTACTAACCCGCAAGGGTGCGGCACGCAACAAAGAGGTAATTGATCTGTCATCTAACATCAAGCGGTGTGGTCAGGAGTGCGAGGACGGCTGTGGTGCGCCGCAGCCTGACAAGTTCACTCGTAAGGGGATTGCGAGCATCGTTGCTCACTATCACGATCTGAAGCAAGAACAACCCCTGGAGGTGGAGACGGTTCATCGTCTGTTCCGTCGCATGACGGACGAAGATGTGGAATTTGTGGGCTATAGTCGCTACTTCTGCCGCCCTGACTGGATGATCTGCACATTCATGCGCATTCCGCCGCCGCAGGTCCGTCCCTCGGTCATTCAAGACAACAACCAGCGTTCGGAAGACGATCTGACGCACAAACTGAGTGACATCATCAAGAGCGACAAAATGCTCCAGCAAAAGATTGAGAACAATTCGTCCAAGACGGTGGTGGACGAGATGACGAATGTCGTTCAGTACCATGTGGCGACCCTGGTGAACAATGAAATTCCTGGTGTGGCGCCGTCGGCCCAGCGTTCGGGTCGCCCGCTGAAGTCCGTTCAGCAGCGTCTGGGCGGCAAGGAGGGGCGCATCCGCTACAACATTCAGGGCAAGCGTGTGGAGTTCTCGGCTCGTTCCGTCATTACGCCTGACCCGAATCTAAGCGTGGCCGAACTCGGCGTGCCCCTGGAAATCGCCATGAACCTGACGAGCCCTGAGCGTGTCACACCCTTCAACCTGGACCGACTCTACAAGCTGGTTCAGAACGGCCCTGACAAATGGCCTGGTGCAAAGACGATTGTGCGCGCCGATGGCCGCATGATTTCACTCAAGCACGTCAAAACGAATGAGATTGTTCTGTATAATGGGGACACGGTAAATCGTCACCTACTGGACAATGACATTGTGCTGTTTAACCGACAGCCGACGCTCCATAAAATGTCCATGATGGGACACCGTGTGAAGGTGCTCCCTTACAAGACGTTCCGACTGAACGTTCTAGTTACGCGTCCCTATAACGCCGATTTTGATGGTGATAAACCCCTCTATAAGTAGAGATCTTGTCACCAACAGGTAGCCACCTCGCAGGGTGTGATTGTCATCTGCGGGGAGTAATGGTGTAAACATCACGATTTGTAAGTTTGCGCAGACTTGCGAATCATATAACTACCTAGTGGAAAATTTGATTGAAAGAGATTGGAAAAGAATTGCTATAAAATGAATGAAATCCTGGACGATAACAGTCAAGTGATTGGTCACATTTACCTAATTACGAATACAAAAGACAATAAAAAATATGTCGGTCAAACATTGTCCCATCGCAAAAATCATAACAAGTATAGACCATTTGGATACATAGGACGCTTTAATGACCATGTCAGTGAAGCGCTATGTAACACCAAAAAGAAGCAATGTACTTATCTGAATAATGCTATCCGCCTGTATGGAAAGGACCCATTTCAAGTTGAACTCATTACAACTTGTTCCAAAGAGCAGACGGATGAATATGAAGAGAAGTACATTCGTGAATACAATACAATGTATCCACATGGCTATAACTTGACAAAAGGCGGGAAGGCCTTTAAAGTTGTGACAACTAACATAGAACCAACAACACCAACAAATGCCCCTAAAAAGCGCGGAGGCTGTACAAGTAGAAGTGCCGAAACACGTGCTAAAATGACGGAAAGTCTTAAAAAGGTGATGGGAAAGCCTGACGTGCGGAAGGAACTGATGCTACGAACTCAACAACAGCACAGTAGCACCAAACTCACCGCCTTTCATGGGTTGTCTGTTGACATGGGCAACTTGGAGAAGTATATCAGAACAATAAACAAAAAAGATGGCTCCAAGTATATTAGGATAATTGTTGGTGATAAAAGAACATCATTCGTAGGTAAATATGAAACATTTGAACAACTAAAAGAAAGAGCAATTCGCTTTCTACAATCAATCAATGAATCCGCAACGCTTCCAAATTGTTCGGGAAACCCCTAAAGTCTTAACTACCAAGTTTGCTATGAAAGTAGCTAATGG